TGATGTAAGAGTAGATATTTCGTCATCTAAATCAATTTTTTTCATTTCTTCATGAAGACCTGGCGTATCAAAATCAACTAAGTCATCAGTTGTCCAGTCAACAATTGCAAAAGTAAAAGCATTTATACCTTTACCAGTAACTCGAGGATGCCCATCTAAATAATTACATAATTTATCTAAAGACCCTAGTGTTTCAAAGTTATAATCGCTGGAATTAGTAAGATAACCTTTCCAATTTGATTCAGCTTCTGCACTAGATACTTCATCTTTTCCAACAACTGGTTGCATGTTAGGTGTTAATTTACCTTTACCCATTGCTTTACTCATATTAGTATTATAATCAATTTTTCCTGTAACTGAATTAGTTCCGGGCATTAACTCTTTTATAACTGCCGGGTTTGCAATTTCTTCTGCAGATAATTTAAGACCTGATGAAATATTTGATATTGGTAAATTTATATCACCTGGAATACCTGGTGGTGTTAAACCTTTTGCTGCAGCTAATATATTTGGTTGTACATTTACATTAGATCTAGCACCAGCTGGGCACATATCTAATATGTTTCCGAAAAGATCTTTAAGGCCTAAACCACTTCCTGCATTATTACTTAATTGTGCTCTTGCTTTTATAACTTCTTTTTGTTTTGTAACAATATTTTTAATTGGATCTGTGCCTGCTTCTTTATCATCTGAAGCTTCTTCAGCTGTTTTTAAAATTTTGTCTGATAGTCCTGAAGGAATAAAGAATTTCATTTGCTCTTTAAGATTATTTTTATTTATTCCTGGCATATGTTTTTTAAATGTATTTTGTATTTCGTTTCTAGTTCCATTTACAAAAACTGCTTTATTTAAATTAGTATCTTTCATACTCGAAGATTTTAAAAGATTTCCTAGCACAGTTGTATTTGTAGATTGTTTATTAGCAGATCCATCGCCAGCACTTTCTAATAATTTTGTTACTCTAGGTCTATCAACAAAATTAGCCGTAGGTTTAGCTCCACCTACTAAACCCATAAATCCAGATACAACTTTACCAGGATCATTAACTATAGCTGTATTGCTTATTTTAAATTTAGCTTTTTCATTTTCAGCTGTAGCTTTTTCTGCACCTCCGACATTTGCTAGTAAATTAGCTCTTATATCTCTAAGAAAGGGTGCATTTTCAGTGGCTTGTTGAAACTCATCTTCAGAAACATTTCGAATAAATTCAATTCTAATATACGTATAATTATTATTTAAAGTCACAGAAGATTTATTATGGGTATAGTCTACACCTTTATATAACAAGCTCGAGCTTAAAGATCCAGTTCCAGCTCTAATCTCAATAATTTCTGCAATGTCGTCTTTAGGTCCAAAATTAAAAGTTCTTCCATCAAACTTTCTATGTTTTCCTAAAGGCCCTTTACCGAAAGCAATTGATTTTCCTTTTAGTTCTATTGTTTCTGATTCACTCATAAAATTACTACCTCAGCTCCAACTCCAAGTTTTTTTATAGTTTCTTGCGCAAATGCTATTCGTTGATTAGTATGAGCTAAAGCTTTATTTGGCCTTTCATACTTATCTTGAAATACAATAGTTGCTTCTTTAACTGTTTCAGCTTTTCTAAGTTTTCCAATTCCTAAATACGGTAAAGTTTCTAGCTCATACTTTACAAATCTAATTTGTGTTTCAATAAGTCTATGAGATTGACCAATGCTTGCAGCAAACTTCATTAATTCTCCAAACCTATCTCCTGCTTTTTTGGCAGGATTCCATTGCGCAATTCCAAACGATCCTTCATTTTGAAATCCAGAAACAGCAGCTGGATTAATATCTCCACGATTAGTAGTAGCTCCTGATTCTACACAAAAATTACCTATCATACCTGCAGCCTGTTGCGGCGTAAATTGACCACCAGCTGGTGATATAAAAAAATTAAATGCTTTTTCAATATTTGTATTTCCATTTAATTCTATAGTTACGTCATTAACAACTTCTTGTACAGTATTTCTTTTAGTTTCTATTTTTGGAATAGATCCTAATACTAATGGCAATTGTGAATTTCGACCATCTAAAAATATTCCGAACACTTGAGCTCTAACTTTTAATTGTGAATTACTTCCTTGACCTGAACTGCCATCTTCAGTTACAGGTATGTTAACTTGAGCCCATGGCAAATCGTCATCAGGTATGTCATTAACATCTGCAGAATGTAATCCCTGTATTCTTACTTTAACTCGATCTAATTTTAAAGGATCTATATTATTAACAACAAATCCTATAAACCATCTTGTATTATCACCGTAAAATTCTTGCATTATATATCAGCCTCTACACCTAATGATGCAACTCTTCCACATATTAACTCAGAAGTTATTTTTTGGCCATTAAATACGTGCTTAGCACTCATAACTATATAATCTCCAGATTTTTTTAAATCAAGTTTAGCTACTTTATTTTCAATTACTGTATTTGTATCTAAGAATCTAATACGAATAGTTTTACCAATTGTGTAGTTTGCATCACCTGTTAAAAATTCTCGTCCTCTTACAGTAATTGTTATAGGTGATTTAGTAATAAATTCTTTTAATGAATTTCTATTTATGGTTTTTGTTTGACCTCCGCCTGTAGGTTCATCATTATAACTTTGAAAATTAGTCCCAACTGTCTCATATGCGCCAGATGACGATATTTGAGAAAATACTTTTGAGTCATAACTTCCAATTTTTTTATCTTTAACTTTAAATTCAGGTGAATGATTATATCTTGAATTTTCTCCGCCTAACAATTCTTTTGTAATAAGACCTTGAAATACTTTATCGACGTCATAAGAGATCTCACTAGGAACGCCTCTAAATGTGTCGTAAAAAACGTATTTAGCTCCAACGTTACCGTTTCTCATTATTTTAAGTAAATTTTCTGTTTTACTGTATTCATATTCTTCTATTAAATAATGTTTTATTTTGTTACTAGTGGATGCACTTGGTGCATAAGTATATGGCGTTTCAGTGTTTATAGCTTGTTGAGTTAACATTTTTTCTAAGTCTTTTAATACTAAATTGTCAGTGCCTAATGTAGAAAACAAATAAAAAGGAAGACCTTCTTTTGTACTTGCTCGTTGTGTTAACCACAATGCTGCTTCTATAGGATGCAAATTAGGAATTATAACTTTCATATTTTGTATGTCGTCACTGCCATCAACCATAACTTCTTTTGTTATATGATTTTCAATAACTTTTTTAATCATTTCTGAAGGTGATCCGTTATATGATTTATTAACATTTTGTGCTGAAGATTCAAATACATGAAATTCAATACAATGTAAAAAAGCAATTTCAGTTCTTTCGTCAACACGTACTACTTTTTCAATTTCATCTACTAGAAACTCTTTTGTAATATCATGACCAGTTATAGTTTCTTCTAACTGCTGTATTGTAATTGTTAATTTTTCTCCACCTTGGAAATCAATCTGTTGCAACAGATTTTGTTCTTCTTTAAATGAAAGTCTCATTGTTAAATATGGCTTTTCTATATGCTCATATATAATCATTTCTGCTACAGCAGCCGTTATTTCAATTTCAGTGTCAGTTCTAGTTGAACTGATTACTGCTTGTTTTATAAGATAATCGGTACCTGATTCAATACTGTTTTCCATTTAGCCTCTTATCGATTTTTTAAAACTTGAAACAATACTATTAATTAATTCTGGTTTAATTACTTTTATTTGTCTTAAATTTGAATTTACATTAAAATATATTTCTTCGAATGTTTGACCAGTTAAAAGCGCGCCTGGACCAACTGTTGGATCTATATCAACTATTTCTCCATCACCATTTATATAATGACTTTCTGATAAATATTCTTTTTCACTTGAAACAGAAACTAAATTTTCTTCAGTTCCTTCTGAATTAATAGATATATAGTTTTCTCCTGAAGTTGTAAAAGTAATATCACCTTCTATGAATATTTGCCCTAAGTTTATATTTCTTCTAATAATTTTTCCTGATTTACCAGAAGTGTTACCAGTTATAGTTTGACCAATTTTAAATTTATTAGCTAAATCACTATCTCTAGTAGTTATTGTAGTATTAGGAAAAGATTTACGTATATAATTTGTAAGCTCATGGTTGTTTAAAGGCCAACCTTGTTCTCTTAAATTATCATTAAGTAAGTAAAAAGTCCAATAATGAAGTGGCGTATCATATAATTGAATTGAAACTTGATCTGGTCTAAAACCTTCTTGTATAGTATGGCCATTAGCAAATGTAACATTATCTTTAACTTGATCAATAACATCACCGTATAGAGATATATTTTGAAATACAACTTTATCGGTTTCGTTTCCAAAATTATAATTTATATTATCAAATTCATTAAAATATAACATTAGAATCCTTTCTTTATATCCGCTGATGTGAGTGTTTTATGTTCTACAAAGGCCATCGTAATATCTATTTCGTTCGGCTGGCCATCTTTACGTAGTCCTCCTCCAGTAGAATTAGTGGTTGCTGAAAAAGTTCTTAAATAACACTCTTTAATTTTAGGAAACTTTTTATTAATTCTTCCATTAAACTTAAATGCAATCTTAAATGCATTTGGAAAATGATAACCTAAATCAACACTTGATGTGCCAAAACTTACTGGAAACCCTTCAGGATATAATTCTGTTCTAAAATGTTTTATTATTTTTTGTATGACATCTGCTTCTTCAGGCGATGTAGGTATTAATTTAAATTGAAAAGAAAATTCACGTATGTTTACTCCTTGAAACACAGCTCTTACATTAGGATTTACTGTAAATCTATTTACTAAAGCTACAGCATTTCTTAGACTTGGTACTGGATTAAATCTAGAGTTAACTTTTGCGATTGATTGCTTCATTGCGTTTATAGCAGCTGGTGTTGTTTTTTCTTTTCCAGTAATTGTATCAAGTAAAGCTTTACCTTCTTCTTTCAATGCACCCATTGCTGCTTCCATGCCACTCATTCCTCCTTCGAGTCCAGCCATTACTGAAGCTCCTGCTTGCCCTAAAGATGCATTTTCATAACCAACACCGTCTAGAAAAGCCATACTTGGCGGAAAATATAATGTTATTGCTGGTGCGCCTTTTTTAGGAAAAAATACAGCTCCAGAATTTGCAGATTTGCTTTCACCTTTAACAGCAGCTGCTTCAGTTGCAGTGTCTTTTCTAGCCATAAAATTTAATGCAGCCGCATCATCACCACCAGAAATTCTATTAGCTGCAGCTCCGTCATCACTAAACGTTATTGGTTGATTTGTTGCGCCTAAAAATGCGGCATTAGCGTCGTTTGCTTGCTGAAATCCTGTATTCATTCCTCCGAAATCATCCACTTTACCTAATCCAGCAGCTTGATTACGTGCGTCATCTGCGCTTTTAAGCCTAGCTTGTTTTAAATTATCGTCTTGTTGCTTTGCATGTAATTTATCTGTAATACCTGCAAATGGAGATTTATATTCCATAGTAGTAAATGTAACAGTAGATGCATAAGCTGGATTACCACCAACGTCAAGAGGATATTCTAATTTTGAACCTCCACCGCCAAAAGCGCTAAATAAAGAACCAAGTAAATTTTGCCCAGCTTGAGCAAAATCATCAAGATCAGCTTCAATATTAGACATACTACTAATAGGATTTTTTAATCCAGTGCTTTTTATTTTTTCACCAAGTGGTCCTACTTTATCGAATATTTCCATATTTAATCCTTATAGATATTATTAAGATCTTATTTTTATATTTATAACGGATTTCATGGGATATTCAGGAAGATATCAAGTCAAAAATAAATCAAAATACAAAGGAGATTCATCTTCGGTTGTATACAGATCGATATGGGAGAAAGCTGCATTTAATTGGTGCGATAGTAACGATAAAGTAAAAGGATGGAGTTCAGAAGAAGTTATCATTCCATACTACTATGATGTTGACAAAAAATATCACAAATATTATGTCGATTTAAAAATAGTGTTTGAAGAAAAAACGATCTTAGTTGAAATAAAACCAGAAAAAGAAACTGTTCCACCGGTAGGTGCAAAAA